TGCTTTGCGAGGTAAGCAAATCTCTTGCCAAACTCGATGATATCAAACGGGAATTGCTTTGTGAGAACAAATACAATTGTCCGGTAATGGTTTATTTCCACAATACATGTTCTGAATTGCCTGCTACATTTAAAAACTATGAAGATGGAATCCAGGTTATTTCAGCTATTCTGAATATTGCTAGCAAAACCAAGGATTTGATTAACGCATTGCAAGTTCAATTCAAGCAAGGCGAAGAAACAAGTTATAGTTGGCTCAAATATTATTCGTCAATTTCTGATATTTTCCAGTATCAGGCAATGATGGCTGATTATTTGGGCCGAAGCTTTGAAGAAATGCAGATTGATAATGTTGAAAAGAACAATATTAAAAAGCACAATAAATATATTATTGAAACTACTCCGATTATTAAATGGGAAAATTTTGTAAGGAATAGTTTTATTAAAACCGGATGCAAGGAAATTGATGATTGTTTAGATTCTTTAAATTATTTTGATCCTAAAAAATTATGAATTTATCCGAACGAGATCAAAAAATTCAACGTTGGCTACAATTATGCCAAATTTTAGAAGAAACCAAAATTGAAGAAATGCAACTTAGGCAAGAAATATCTGAATATGTGCTAGGCCGAGTTCCGCTTGAACCTACTAGCCGAAAACTGCACCTTGGGAACGGTTATGGCCTAGAAGCAACTCAAAATGTTAATTATAAATTGGATGAATTTGATCGCAGTAATTCAGTTTATATTTGGCTTAAAAATAATGGGTGCTATGAAGATATTTTGAAACCTGACTTTAAGTTTAGTGAAAGTAAATATTTGAAAGCAGAACCGAAATTCAAAACTGTTGTTGATGAAATTGTCAGCTTCAAAATTGGAGCACCTACGCTTAAATTCATTTCACCGGAGAAATAATAAAATGTGCGAAGACAATCTTATGAATGACTGTGATGTGTCTGAACAAATCAAATTACAAAAATTGAAAAGATCGATTCGTTTTAAAATTGATCTTAGAAATAATTATGATTCGCAGCTAAATAGAATCGAAAAGTTAAGGGATGAAGTTCAAATTCAATTGGCCGATCTTTCAATGCAATTGAAACAGGCTTTTGAAGATTGGAAAAATAGCTAAAATAAACCGGAGAAATAATAAAATGTGCGATAAAACTGACGAATTTCCGCCTAAATGGGGCCATCTTGTTCCCTCTTACGAAGGAGACAAAGAGTTTGAAAAATTTGGATCTGAAATATTCATGGAAAAGTTAAAATTGGAGTCTATTAGAATAGTGATTGAAAATAAAGAAAAGCAAATGGCTATTTTACGCCAAGAACTGGCCTCTTTATTTAATGAAAAAAATAAGATTACTAATAATTTGGATGAAATGTTTGATACCTGGAAAAACAGCTAATGACAATAAAATTTATGTCAACATCAAATTTGGCTAAAGCCGATGGCATCAAAAGCCTGACCTATGGCGAGGCTGGATCAGGCAAAACTCATCTAATTTCAACAGCCCCGCGCCCGGTTATTTTTTCTGCTGAATCAGGTTTGCTAACCTTGCGGAAATTCAATATTCCTTACCAGATTATTGGCACAATGGTTGAATTAGTTGAGGCCTTCAATTGGTCTACAAAATCAGCAGAAACTCGCAATTTCGATACCATTTGTCTTGACAGCTTGTCAGAAATTGCTGAAGTTATTCTTGCAAAGCTTAAACTGACTGCTAAAGATCCAAGGCAAGCCTACGGTGAAACTCAAGACAATATTTTGTCAATGATTCGTGGCTTCCGAGATATTCCACAAAAACATATTTACTTTTCTGCAAAACAAGATAGAATTAAGGATGAGGCTACCGGCGCAATGCTTTACGGTCCCATGATGCCAGGGCAAAAGCTTGCTGTAATGCTTCCCTATTTCTTCGATGAATTCTTTCAATTGCAAGTGTTTATCGATCCTGCTACTCAAAAATCCTATCGTGGAATCAGAACTGTTAAAGACAACCAGTTTCAGGCTAAGGATAGATCGGGCTGTCTTGATCCTTGGGAACAGCCAAATTTAACTGAAATATTTAACAAAATTGCGAAAGGATAAGTATGAAAAATTCTTTTTATGTTGCGGGTTTAATTTTGATGGCTTTATTTATTATTCAAATTGTTTCATCTTTGATTATTAATTTTCACTTTGCAATTCAAAATTGGTGAAAGGCTGAGAAAATGATTCTAATTCTAGCTGGTTCTCCTGGAATCGGTAAAACTAAACATGCAAACGAAATTTGTAAAATGTTTGGTTTGACTAAAATAATGGATAATTGGGATGGATGTGAACCAATTCCAGAAGATACTTTAGTTATTGGAACAGTTAGGATTGAAGGAAAATTTACTTTGTGTGCCAAATATTAACCCTTTCCCGGTATGGCGAAATTGGTGATACGCATTAGACTTAAAATCTAACGTTAGAAATAACATGCCGGTTCGAGTCCGGCTACCGGGACCATTTTAATTTAACAAAAAAGGAGATATATGATCGTTGACATGAAACTTTCAGTTAGTAATAAAACCGGTGCTCATATCATGAGTCTTGTAAGGGAGGAAACTTGCTACTTTAAAACCCTAGGAGATATTAGCGGAATCAAACGCTGCAAGGAATGGGCAGCTTACAATCATCATGCAATTAACCCTAACACAATTCCTAAGTTCAATTAAAGGAGAAAGAAATGGTAGCTTTTGTTTGTTTCTTTATCGGTGCTATTCTTGGTTTCGGAACTGGAGCGCTTGTCTGGCGCAAGAATGGTATCAATATCGAAACCAAGATTAATAAAGTCAGTGATATTGTCAAGAATGATGTTGCTGATATCGAAAAGTAATTTCATGCCGCTTTAGCTCAGTTGGCAGAGCGCCTGACTTGTAATCAGAAGGTCGTCAGTTCGATTCTGATGAGCGGCTCCAATTTTAACCGGGCAATTATGCCCACAAGGAGAGAAATAATATGGCTCAGCTGCCTGTCACGTTTAATGCCTATGTTGTTGATCCTGCGCAGCCTGTTCAAATGCTTCCCCTTTCTGGCTCTGAAGGCCACAAGGTAATTATTACCGATTCTGAATTCAAGGCTGCAAAGTCTGGCGGTCAGAATGGCTACCTTGAATTGATGCTTCGGGTTGTTGAAGGCCAGCACCAGGGCGAAGTTGGCGCGTATCGACTCAATCTTTATAATGACAATCCAGTTACTGTCGATATTGCTTCCCACCAGCTTTCTGCGCTTTGTTATGTTACAAAGCAGATGCAAATCAGCGATAGCGCTCAGCTTCACAATATTCCCTTCCGTGCTATTGTCACTATGCAAAAGAAGAAACAGGAAAGTGATCCTGATTATACTCAGGTTTCCGGTGTTCTGGATATCAACGGTAATAAGCCTGACAAGAATATGGCGAACGGTCCTGCCGCTGCGCAACCTGGACCTGCGTTTGGCCAGTCTCAGCCCGGTCCCATGGCGCAGCCTACCGCTCAACCTGCATGGGCCGCCCCTGGCCCTGGCGCTCCGGCGCCTGCGCAGGGAGGCGGCCCTGCTTGGGGTCCCGGTCCTAGTCAGACTCAGGGACCGTCTACTATGCCTTGGGCAAATAAGCAGTAAGTTTTAAATAAAACAAAGCCCGGGTATAATTAATTTTATGCCTGGGCTTTTAAATGAGGTTTGTATGATTGACCCAATCCTTTCAGTAGTGGCATCAAATGTAAAATACAAAATAAATGAATTTTGTATGACATTTGATGGAGGATTTAGAACGCATCTAGGCGCATCAATTATTGGCGATAAATGCAAACGTAAACTTTGGTTTACGTTTCGCTGGATCTATCATGCTATTCCGGATGGTAAGCAAGCTAGAATTTTTGATACCGGTCATCATGAAGAATTAAGAATGATTGAATGGCTTAAAGGTGCCGGATATAATATAAAAACTATTGATCCAAAAACTGAAAAACAATTTCATATTAGTTCTATTGAAGGCCATTTTGGCGGTTCACTTGACGGCATTTGTTTTATTCCGGCTATGTGCCAATCTGTTTTAGTTGAATTTAAAACTAATAAAACTGGATCTGAATTTAATAAATTAGTTGAAAATGGAGTGCAAGAAACAAAAGAAAAGCATTGGGCGCAAGTTTGCACTTACGGCTTTAAATATCATTTGGATAATGTTCTATATATTTGTAAGAATAAAGATAACGATGAACTGCATGTAGAAATTGCTAAACTAGATCACAATCTAGGACAGCAAATGGAAAACAAAGCTAGAGAAATTATTTATTCAAAAACTATGCCTGTCAGAATTAGCGAAAGCCCGGCTTATTTTGAATGTAAATTTTGTGAATTTGTCGATGTTTGTCATAAATTTGAACCTGCTATGCATAATTGTAGGTCATGCAAGCAAGCGGAATCTGTTGAAAATGGTGAATGGAAATGTAATAAATGGAATGCTATTATTCCAAAAGAAGAAATTGTTAAAGATCAAGCTTGTTGGGAGAGTATTATATAATGGAACTTAGATACTATCAAAAAGAAGCTGTTAAAGCTATTTTTGATTATTACAATTCTGGAAAGCATGGCAATTGTGTAGTAGCTTTGCCAACTGGAACCGGAAAAAGTTTGTGCATAGCTGAATTTATCATTCAAGTTTTGCAGCAATGGCCTAATCAGCGTTTTTTAATGTTAACTCACGTCAAGGAGCTAATATCACAAAACGCTGATAAGCTAATTAAACTTTGGCCAAATGCGCCATTGGGATTATTTAGCGCTGGTTTAGGTGAATCGAACAGCACATTGCCAATCATCTTTGCTGGCATCGCTTCAGTCAATTCTAATCCTGCGTTGTTTGGCCATCGTGATATTGTGCTGGTGGATGAGTGCCATACAATTAGTCCTAACGAAAATAGTATGTATCAAAAAACAATTGCAGCCTTGAAAGCATTAAATCCATATTTAATTGTTGTTGGCTTTACAGCTACCGCATTTAGACTTGGACAAGGTATGATCACAGACGGAGGATTGTTTACTGATATTTGTTATGATTGCACAAGTTTACATGCTTTTAATCGATTAATTGCTGAAGGTTTTATTTCTCCATTAATTCCAAAACGGCCATCAATTGAGCTGAATGTAGATAATGTAAAGATAAGCAATGGCGACTTTCAAAAGCATGAATTGCAAAAAGCTGTAGACATTGATTCAATTACTTACGCAGCAATTAAAGAATTTGTAGAATATGGCTATGATCGGCATTGTGGTTTAATCTTTGGAACTGGAATCGACCATTGCGAGCATCTTTGCGCGGCTGTTCAATCGTTTGGTGAAACTTGCACTTTTATTCATTCCAATTTGCCCACAAAGGAACGGGATCAAAGGCTCTCAGACTTCAAAGCCGGAATCTATAAATATATCGTTTCAAACGGAATTCTAACAACCGGTTTCGACCATGCACCGATTGATATTATCGGCTGTTTCCGTCCTACAATGAGCCCGGGTTTGTGGGTCCAGTTATTGGGCCGTGCCACTAGACCTTATACATGGTTAAATGAACAGCAATATATAGCAGGCTATAACTACATAAAAGAAAATGCGCTTGTGCTAGATTTTGCTGGCAATACCAGACGTTTAGGCCCAATTAATGATCCTGTAAAGCCTCGCAAAAAAGGCCAGAAGACAGGAGACGCACCTATCCGCATTTGCGATGCTTGTGGAACCTATAATCATGCTTCGGCCCGCCATTGTTGTTCTTGTGGGCAAGAATTTGAAATTAGGATCAAAATTTTTGGTGAGGCATCATCTGACGAATTAATCAAGACTGATTTGCCGATTGTGGAATCTTTTTCTGTAAATCGTGTCATCTATCACAAATACCAAAAAATAGGCTCGCTTCCCATGATTCGTGCATCATACTATAGTGGGCTGAAAATGTTTACTGAATACGTTTGCATTGAGCATTCAGGCTATCCAGGAACTAAAGCGAAAGAATGGTGGAACACTAGAACACAAGTTCCATTCCCAAAATCTGTTGATGAAGCATTGCAAACAATTTCTAATCTGAAGTCGCCCAGCAAAATAAATGTGCAGACCAATTGCAAGTTTCCGAGGATACTTAATTATGAGTATTAAACCTAGAAAGTTAACTTATTCTGATATTTGTTTTAA